TATGGAAGGATTAGACGAAAGCGTTTATCTTGAAATTGAAAGAGCTTTGAAAGGTGCTGTAACTAATTTACAAGCTAATAATAAAACCACCCAAGGTTCTTTTATAGAAGCTGAAATGGATAAATTGTTAGCTGTAGCAGATTCTTATGGACAAGCTACTATTTATTGTACGTATGAATTCGCAGCTACCATGGTACCTGCTGAAGGTTGGGTTTCAGACGCTATGAAAGACCAGAAATGGAATAATGGTTATTTAGCAAATTATAAAGGACATAGAGTAATTGTTTTACCTCAGTCTTATGAAGATGAAACTAATAGTAAAAAAGTTATCGACC